TTTTTTGAAGTGGTGCGTAATAATTGTGAGTTGTTGGTTCAAGCGACAACTGATTTTGTTCCCACAGTTGTTGCTACACCTGTAAATCCGAATACTGGTGGCAGAAAATCGAGAAAGCGAAAGGCTAAGAAATACAGAAAATCCAGGAAATCCAGGAAATCCAGAAAATAAATAACCAAAATATTTTAACGTCTTTTTGTTTTTCTATTTCTATGGCGTTTTGTTTTTTTATTACGACGTCTTGTTTTGTTTTTCTTATTACGATATCTTTTTCCACCACTACTACTATTTGTACTTATATTACTACTACCTCTACTATTTGTACTATTATCACGTGTATTAAATGGACTAGGTTCTGGAGTAACAAATCTACCTGGACGTGTATTAAAAGCACCTTGTAATTGTTCACGTATTGCTTCTGGCACTTGTATATCTGGAATTTTTGTAACCTCCTCTAATCCTCTAAACTGATTATCAGAATGTCTCAAATATACTGGTATAGTTTGTGAATAAGGTGATATATTTTCTCGTAAAGCCGATTCTGTTGTAGGGTTACTTGTTACTGAATCATCAGTTCTTCCTGTATCATAGCATATGATATTATATGTTTTGCCTTCAGCATTATCCGGTAATATTTCACTTATAATACCATAACTTATTTGTGCCTGGGGCGATTTTTTGAAACTAATAAAATCACCTAATTTATAATCTGCGTAACTCAACTGTCGAGAATCTACATCATCTCCTTCAATTTCTGGACCAAATATACCTGGCATATTATATATAATAAATATATAATAAATATATAATTTATTTTAAAAAAAATAATTTGTCTATTAAACTTACTGATAATATTTTATTATTATTTAATTATATATATAATAATGAGATTAGAGATATTTGTATTAGGATTAACGGCGTTTTTCATATATAACGCGTATAGTGACGGCAAATATTCGAAAATGATGTTGTCATTTAAGAAATATTATAAAATGATTTTTTACGCGCTTTTAGGTATCGGTATTTATTTGCTTTTAAAACGAAATCCAGATAAAGGACGCAATATGTTGTTATATGCGAACAATGTTGTTAAATTTATGCCAATTGATAAAACATCTATGGATATGCTTAGTCCAATTTTTGATTTCACATCGTCTTGTGACAGGAGTTTTATGGAATCATTTAATAATATAGAAGATAGTAATTTAATGGGTACGACCGGATTATGTAATGCGGATAGAAGAATCGTTAGTTCAGGAAAAACTGGCACAAAACGCTCAGTTAGTGAAACTAAAAAGAAATATGTAGCTTCACAACAAGATTGGAAATGTGGACAGTGTGTGGCGCAACTCGACCATACATTTGAAATTGATCACAGAGTACGTTTAGAGTATGGTGGAGGAAATGATGTACAAAACTTAGTTGCTTTATGTAGAAATTGTCACGGGAAAAAAACAGCAAGTGAAAATATGTAGATTATTTAACTGTTACCTTTTATAGTTTTTTTATAGCTTCTTCTATAACTTTGAAAAGAAAAGTTATAGAAAAAATATTATTGTATAATATTAATATATGAATTCACAAACACAACCACAACCAGCAATTCCTAGTTATAATATGTTACCGCTTTTTAAAACTTCAAAATTTTTAATTCTACTGTCATTTATTATTGTGATAATGATTATTAGTCTATTTATGATTATTTATAATGTAAAAATTCCAAGTAATGTTCCTTCAATGGATAAATCAAATGAACAAATAACATACAATATGCTTATAATTTTGTTTGTTTTATTTTTAGTATTTGCTATATGTGCTTATCTTTTACCAGATAGTTATAAATTATTTGACTTTTTTTTCCAAATAAAATGGGTAATTATCATAATGTTTTTTACGATAGCTTTAATTTTATTTTTTAGATTGACACCATTAGACATAGTTAATAAATACGCCAATATTATTCTTATAGTATTAGGAGTGTTAGGATTTTTACTTTTCTATAAAGGTATTTCGACAAATTATATTGCCGAATTTAATGTTAACTATGAAAGAATAAAATCTCTACTTTTGCTATTCTTTTTTATTATAATAATTATTTTATTGTACGCTTTTAATCCAGGTGGTTATATAACTAAATACTTTGGTCCTTTATTAATATTTACAATTGTTTTAGCTTTTTTCGGGTTGATGTATTGTATACTTCTTTTAACAGTTCCCAGCAAGGTTGGTGTTGGAGCAACTAATATTTTCAGTAATTTTACAAACTTTTCGTTTTATAGTAGTATCTTTTTTATAATTTTTTTAATTGCAATAACAATCATAATATCAACATACCCAGGAGGTTTTTTTAAAAAGGATAATACGCAAGTATTGCCAATTATGACACTTGTAATCGGAATTGTTGTTTTATGGGTTACAATGATAGGATCTAATTTATATGATGGTCCATCGAGTAGTATGGATACTTGGAAAAAATCATTGTTGTTTTTATTTGGAATGGTAATTGCGGCACTTCTCATTTTTTGGATTGTTTATAGTATACAACATTTAAGTGGCGAAACCAGTATAACCCGCTTCATTTTAAATCTATTAATTATACTTATCGTTTTAACTTTGATTTATAGGACAATGAATGTACAAATACCAGATAATAACACAAACTCTAAAAAGAATGCTTTTTTTGATATGATTATCAATCTGATCTTTTACATACCTTGTTTATTTTCAGGCTCGATTGATTCTGTTTTAGGTTCTGGAGTTCAAACCGGCGGACCAAGTTATTTTACAAGAGAGAAAAGTTCGTTCATAATGCTATTTGTAGTGATTTTGTTGATACTTTTATATATTTTTGGACCCTTTTTATACAATAAACTTAATTTACAAGGTGGGGAATTACTGGTAAATAAACCAGTTAATACAAATAAGTCATATTCGTTGGGAACATACGAAGAATTAAATGGTAGCGATACTTTTGACTACCAATATGCTATCTCAGCTTGGATTTATATAAATTCCGATGCTCCAAATACCAGCGACGCCTATAATAAATACACATCAATACTAAATTTCGGCGGCAAACCCAATGTGCTTTATAATGGTAAAACAAATTCACTTATGGTTACTATGGAACAAAAAGACCTACAAAAAACTACAACAAATAAATTAACAGAGTTTGACGATAATGGTAACAGAATTATGTATATAAATCACAATGTGCTATTACAAAAATGGAATAACCTCATAATTAATTATAATGGAGGTATTTTAGATATATTTTTAAATGGTGAATTAGTAAAATCCGACATAGGAGTGGTTCCGTATTATACTTTAGATAATTTAACAATCGGCGAAGACAATGGAATAAATGGTGGAATATGTAATGTAGTATATTTTAAGCAAGCATTAACAGCATTGAATATTTATTTTTTGTATAATATGATTAAAGATAAAAAGCTTCCTGTAACCAAGGATTCAAATATAACTATTATGAAAAATGATTTTAAGACTACAAGCAGTTCATATAAAGAAGAATATAATGAATTATTTTAAATAAACTAAATAATTAAAAAATATTAATTAGTTAATTAGCTATTTTAATTAATTAACTAAAACATAGAAAATTTCTAAATCTATATTATACAATGAGTCCTTTTAGTATTGTCATTATAATTGTCATAATTGTTTTGTTGGTTATTATATGGAAATATGTTTTATCTGACCCAAATACATTACAGGGTATACAAAGCGGTCAAACTGCTTCTACAATTTCGGCGTCCAGTTTAGCAACAAATGGTTCGGATGTTCCATCTAGCAACTTTGCGTACTCTGTATGGTTCTATGTAAACGACTGGAATTATCGTTATGGAGAAACCAAGGTTATTTTTGGTAGAATGGGTGCAAAGAGTACCACTGGAAATGGGTCTATTGAGGGAGTAAGTGGTTTAGATCCTTGCCCTGCAGTTACTTTAGGCGCAGTAGAAAATAACATTTTTGTATCTGTAGGTTGTTATCTAGGAGTTAATCAAGAACCAACAACGCCTGGTGGAAGAACAATTGTTAAAACGTGTAGTGTTACCAATGTACCTATACAAAAATGGGTTAATTTACTTGTCAGTGTTTACGGTAGATCGATGGATATTTATATTGATGGTAAATTGGTAAAAACGTGTTTATTACCTGGTGTAGCAAGTGTGAATAATAATTCAGATATTTATGTCACACCTAACGGTGGTTTTGATGGTTGGACATCCAAATTACAATATTACCCCAATTCAATTAACCCTCAGGAAGCTTGGAATATTTACACTCAGGGATACGGTAGTTGGTCTTCGATGATAAATGCATACCAGGTTGAAATATCTCTTGTTGAAAACGGACAAACACAAAGTAGTGTTACTATTTAGAATTTTAATACTATTAAATTTTCTTATTTATTTATATATAATGAGTGACAATGAAGCATTTAAATCATTTTCTACAACTAATGGAAATATTGGTTCGCCATCCTTTTTAGAATCAAATAGTTTAGTGGCAAAATTCGCATTTCTAATTTTAGTAATTTTTGCCTTTGTTATATTATTGAGGGTTGGTATTTCAACTATATCCTATTTTTTAACCCCTACAAGTTCACCACATTTGATTGATGGTATGGTTGATGCTAAACAATTAATCGTCTTTCCTCAAGATCCAAGTAGTAATGGAGCTGTTACTATTTATAGGTCTGTTAATTCCAGTGGCGGTATTGAATTTAGTTGGTCTGTATGGATTTTTATTAATAGTATGCAATATCTTGAAGGTCAATATAAACATATTTTTTCCAAAGGGAATAGTAATTTAGAAACAAATGGTTTGGTTTTTCCTAATAATGCGCCAGGATTGTATTTAACACCATATAAAAATAATCTGGTTGTGATGATGAATACATATAACGTTATTAATGAAGAGGTGATTGTCCCAGATGTTCCAATTAATAAATGGTTCAATGTTATTATCAGATGTAAAAACACCACACTTGATATTTACGCCAACGGAACTATTGTTAGGAGTATTAATTTAATGGGTGTACCAAAACAAAACTATGGTGATGTTTTTGTTGGTCTCAATGGTGGGTTCGACGGAAATGTTTCTAATTTGTGGTATTACGATTATTCTTTAGGAACTGCCGAAATACAAAGAATAGTTAATGGTGGTCCCAATACTACAATGATAGGTGCTAATGGAATGAATGATAAATTAGCCAACTATTTATCTTTAAGATGGTACTTTTCTGGAGCAGGTGACGCATACAACCCAAGTCTATAATAAAAAGTCTACTGTAAAAATTTATTAATTATTTAATTATAATTAATAAATAATCTATATATAAATGTCATATAATCCTAAACCTACAAGAGTATGGTCTCGGGTTCAACATCCTTGTACATTT